CGATATCGTAGCCGATCCTTCAGCTCCTAATGCTTTTGTAGAGGGTATCATGGAAGGTGTTGAATGGCTACAAATTGACGATCGTTGGGTTCCTCAGTATATTGAGGAAACTCAAAAACAAATTAGAAAAGTTTCTAAAAAAGATCTGCAGGAAGCTAAAGTTGCTGCCTTTGCAAAGTTCTTGAAACAACTCTAAAAGATGTGTTTTTATAAATAATATGGAAATGAAACAGTTTATTTCAATAAGGAGATTAAACAGATGTCCGAACAAGACCTAGAAGTAATGGAGGACGCTGAGGTTCTTGAAACTCCTGAAGAGATTTCAGACGATGAAGATCTTTTAGAGTTCAAGGCTTCCATGGGCGATCCTTCAGAAATCCCAGATTCCCAGACAAAAAAGACTGACGAAAAGCCAAAGGGCAAGGGCGAACCAATGCCTAAGACCAAGGCTGGCATGATCAATGCTATGGTTCAGAACCTTTCTGCTATGAAGAAAGATGATCTTTCTGCTGGCTATAATAAAATCATGGATGCCATGATGAAGAAGGAAGACGTTGACCTCGAGGGCGAAGAAGTCGTTGAGGAAGATGCCGCTCCCGCAAAACCACTCGCTAAGATTACTGCTGAAGATATCGATGTCCAGGAAGACGTTGATGCAATCTTCAACGGTTCTGATCTTGATGAAGAGTTCAAGGAAAGGGTTGCTACCATTTTCGAGGCAGCAGTTGTTTCTAAGGTTAACGAGCAGGTCGAGAAGTTTGCTGTAGAGGCAGAATCTGATCTAGAAGTTTCCCGCCAGGAAACAGTTGATGAACTTACAGAAAAGGTTGACTCATATCTTGACTACGTAGTTCAGGAATGGGTTGAGGAAAATAAACTCGCCATTGAAAAGGGTGTTCGCGCCGATATGGTTGAGGATTTCCTCAAAGGCCTTAAGGGTCTATTCGAAGAGCATTATGTCGACATTCCAGAAGAGAAGGTTGACGTTGTTGAGGAACTCATTGCTAAGGTTGATGAGCTCGAAGGCAAGCTTAACGAAGAAACAGACAAGAATGTTGATCTAATCGGTAAAATCAAAGAATTCGAGAAAGATGCTATCTTTACAGAAGCAACTGACGAACTCACTGATACTCAAATCGAAAAGCTTCGCGGACTTGCTGAAGGAATTGATTTTAATAATGCTGATGATTTTCGTAAAAAAATCGGCATGTTAAAGTCACAATATTTTGATATTGATGAAGAGACCGATACGGTCATTGTCGATGATGAAGATGGTCCCATTTCTCTTGAAGAAGAGAACCAAGGTCCTACAGGTGCTATGGCAGTGTACATGAATGCCATTTCAAGATCTGCTAAAAATTAATATTATTATAAATAATCTATGAAGGCTGATTAATACAGTAAGGAGAAAACAAAAATGTTTCTATCTGAAGACTTACAGAAGAAGTGGCAGCCAGTCATTGAGCATCCAGACCTCAGCGAGATTAAGGATTCTCATCGTCGGGCCGTTACTGCTACTCTTCTAGAAAACCAAGAAAAGGCTTCACGTGAAGCTGCTTTCGGTTCCGGTGGCTATCAGATGCCATCACTACTCGGCGAAGCCGCGCCAACGAACGCAATGGGTGCATCAAGCTCCATTGCTTCTGACGGTAACGTCGATATTTTCGATCCAGTGCTAATCTCACTGGTTCGGCGTTCAATGCCAAACCTCATTGCATATGATGTCTGCGGCGTTCAGCCAATGACAGGCCCAACCGGTCTTATCTTTGCAATGCGTCCGCAGTACAGCTCACAGGGTGGTACAGAGGCTCTCTACAACGAAGCCAATACAACTCACTCTGCTTCTGCCGCTGCTAACACCAATTCACGTTCCGTCATCGACGGTAGTGCTGGTGATGTTCAGGCTGGTTCGGATCCAACTGCTCGTGCAACAGGTTCTGGCTACACAGTCACAACCGGCATGACAACTGCCGAGGCTGAAGCTCTTGGTGATGGTTCTGCCAACGCATTCGGCGAGATGGCTTTCTCCATCGAGAAGGTTGCCGTAACTGCAGTGTCTCGGGCACTCAAGGCAGAGTACACCATGGAACTGGCTCAGGATCTAAAAGCCATCCACGGTCTCGACGCCGAAACAGAACTCAGCAACATTCTTTCCGCTGAGATTCTTGCCGAAATCAACCGCGAGGTTGTTCGTACAATTAACTACACCGCTACTACTGGTGCTCAGGACAACACAACAACGGCTGGTACATTTGACCTCGACGTCGATGCTAACGGTCGCTGGAGTGTAGAGCGTTTCAAGGGTCTGGTCTTCCAGCTCGAGCGTGAAGCCAACCAGATCGCGAAGTCAACACGTCGCGGTAAGGGTAACATCCTAATCTGTGGTTCAGATGTTGCATCTGCTCTTCAGATGGCTGGTGTCCTAGACTACACACCTGCTCTCAGCGCCAACCTAAATGTGGACGACACAGGCAACACCTTCGCGGGTGTCCTAAATGGCCGCATGAAGGTCTACGTTGATCCATACTTCACCAGTGCATCTGGTAACCAGTATGCAACTGTTGGATACAAGGGGTCCAGCGCATTTGATGCAGGTCTCTTCTACTGCCCATATGTACCTCTACAGATGGTCCGTGCAGTTGGGGAAAACACCTTCCAGCCAAAAATCGGATTCAAGACACGCTACGGCATGGTCGCAAATCCATTCGCAACAACAGCCGCTGATGGTTCCATCAGCACTGCGGTGAATGATAAGAACATCTACTACCGCATTGTTACTGTCGCAAACCTAATGTAATAAAAACAATACGGTTTCGATGAAACTTAGAGGGGGGCTTCGGCTCCCCTCTTTTTTTTATATATTGATCTATATAAATAGTACATGATATACTTAAAACGAAATGTGGTTACTGTAGAGATCTTATATTACATGCCAGACTATAATGACATTGTTCAGGAATTTATCTGGCAGACTGACGATATCATACCAGAAATACCTAGAGTTCACAGATTCTTAAACTTCTGGAAAGATCATATCGAAGCAGTAATAAAAGAAGTACAAGTTGGTTATTCGGACAATCACCGTGGATATAGAACGGTAGAATTTATAGAAGAGATTAAAAAATGGCATTGATACCAAAAATTGGAGTTGATCTTCTTGAGTCTGAAACACTGACTCAAAATCTCAACTTTTTATCCCCTCTTGGATTCCGTTTTGTTTTAAATAGAGCACCGAATATAGAGTACTTCTGTCAAGCGGCAACGTTACCAACAATATCTATGGTAGAAGCAATTCAAACCAATCCATTTGTGAACATACCTCGACCTGGAGACAAGATTTCATATGAACCATTTACTCTTACTTTCAGAGTAGATGAGGAGATGAAAAACTATTTGGAGATATATAACTGGATTATCGGTCTGGGTCATCCAGAAAATTTCAGACAGTACAAAAATCTAGATACATCACGAGCAAGTATATACTCTGATGGAGCTCTGATTATTTTGTCTTCAAATAATAATCCAATCGTTCGAATTTCTTTTGAAGATATGTTTCCCCTATCGCTATCACCACTTGCTTTTGATGTAACACAAACAGATATTGAGTACCTGCAAGCAGAGGTAACATTTAGGTATCGTCAATTTACGGTGAATAATACCGTATAATTTGTTTACTTTTCAGCTAACCTTGATATAATAGGCCTTGAGCCGACTTTATGAGGTATTAAATGGTTACTATTACTGAATCTGCTAAAGATTATCTTAATTCAGTACGCGGTGATGATTTTGTATCACTTGGTGTACAGGGTGGAGGATGTGCTGGATTTCAATACACATGGGGACTTAAATCTGATAGCCCAGATATAGAATGGAGTGATCCTATTGATGGTGTGCTTGTGGTAGATCCAGTAGCGGAATTATATATATTAGGTAGTACGGTTGATTACGTAAATGAATTAGGTGGTTCTTTTCTTACGGTAAAGAATCCAATGTCAACATCAAGTTGTGGATGTGGAGAAAGTTTCGGTATATGAAAATTGAAGATATTATTGGTATGTGGCAAGAGGATGTAAAGATTGATGAAACCGAGCTATCACGAGAAAGTCTAAACATCCCTCTCTTACATGGTAAATATTTGAAGCATTTCTCTGATGAGAGATTGAAGCTTCGTGCCTTCAAGATGAAGCAAAAACAGCTGCATCAAAGGCTTATGGATTACTATCGTGGAGACTTAAATAATCCAGAAGATTTGGCAGAACTTGGAAGAGAGCCATATCC